CTTGCTTCTGTTCCTCCAAAACCATCTGATACCAACTCATTTGCGTATTTACTAGCAGCTACAAAACTAAATAAATCTAAGTTACTGTCTGTAACATGAGTACCAAATCCGTACCTTTCAGTCGTTAAAAGGTCGAGTAAAATTAAACTTGGGCATGAGCACCATTGGGCTGCTCCCATCGTTCCATTGAATATATAGCCACTTGGGTAAATAATTCTTCCTGTCTGTAAATCAACAGTAGGAGTACCAGAATTAGAAGCACCTGCACCTGGGATTCTGACTTTTACACCACGAATACGAAAAGCTCTCTTTGGTATAGAACTAAATTGTTCAGAATCTATTCTTAAATTTGTATATGCACTGTTTAGATAAGTTTGTTTATCATCAACAATTTCACCAAGACTTGTCCAAGTAAAAGCATCAACAAGACTCGAAGATGTACTATCTGCTGTTACTCTTACAACTCTAATATCAACAGGAAACGCACCAGTTATATTTACACGATATTCTTTTTGGTACGCATCAGCAGTTCTACCAGTAATAGTATCTGAAATAATATCTGAAAAACCACCACTGTTGTACTGAACCTGTACTTTAAGAGCAACAGATGATCCTAATAAATCTCCTTCGTCAGTTGCCTTTTGTAATTGAGGAAAAGTTATTGTTACCTTTACAGCATCTACATTTGTATTTGTAATCTGCCGAGTGACAGCAGAAGAGTTTGTTACTGTAACTCCTACAGCAGTTGTAGACTGACTGCTTTCAATACCAGGAATATGTTCTTGATTTGACGTTCCAAAACGAGGTGTAAATCCTACATTTTGAAAGTTAAAATCTGCTGTCTGTGGATTTGTATTACTGGCAGTCGAATTAAGGATAGGAGTATCGTTTAAAAATACATCTTTTAGTGCTGCGTTGTTATATGCTGTTGTTCCTTTTGTAAGTGATGCCTTTGATGGAGTAGCAAAACCTTCTATTTCTCCTTCAGATATAAGATCTTGAATAGAAGCAAACTGTCTACTGTTTAAAGTATCAGGTGCTCTAGTTGGAGAAGGTGGAGTAGGTGGTGGACCACCAGAACCTCTAATAATTTTATCTGTCATGCTGATACCTGATTTGTGTCAATTCCAGCAGAGATTACAACTGAACCAGTTACAATTTCTCCATAAACTATTGGATGGCTAGTACCTGCTCGTGATGTATTTTGAACACCAGAAAAGCTAAATGATATGCGTGGATCTTCTTCGTTACTAAAATCTTGTGGCTTTGGTAAAGGGAATAGCATTTCACTGACACCCATAAGAGTAAGACCAATACCAGCGTTCATTGCAAAATTTCCAATAACACCTAGTTCTAAACCTTTACCAAAAAGAGCAGTAAAACCTCCTCCTGATGCAATAGAAAAACCAATCAATGCAACTCCTAATAAAGTTTTACCTAAACCTCCACCAGCACCACTAATAACAGGAACAATACTTATATCTGATTGTCCTATAGGATTATGTAATTCAGTCTCATCAATATCATAATCATCAACAAGTACTTGATAATACCTATCAGCCATGTGTGCTTCTAACTTTGGAAAGTTACTTATTAAAAATTTAACGGCATCAGCAGTAGAGTTTATTACAGCATCTAATTCCTTATAGCCTACAAAGTCAGCTAGTTCTCCGTATAATTTAACTTTTCTGAGCATAGCGATACCTCTTACCAGTACATTTTAACAACCACTCAGAATATGGCTCTCTACAAGAT